CGTGCAATCTATCTTGCACTAGTAGAATCAATTGCGATTGCTGATGGTAATAACGATAAGAAAAATCAAGATGCAATACCAAGTATTCTTTCTGATGCTCTTGCTGTTAGTTTTGACAATCAGGTAGGACATGATTATCTTGAAGACTATGAGGAACGTTATGAGTCGTATCACAGAGAAGAGGATAAGATTCCCTTTGACCTTGATTACTTCAATAAGATTACAAAAGGTGGTTTACCTAATAAGACTCTCAACGTTGCTCTTGCTGGCACTGGTGTTGGTAAGTCTCTATTCATGTGCCATATGGCCGCTGCTACTCTTCTACAAGGCAAGAACGTACTATACGTTACTCTTGAAATGGCAGAAGAAAAGATTGCAGAAAGGATTGATGCTAACTTACTTAATGTTCCAATACAGGACATAGTAAATTTACCACAACAAATCTTTGAAAAGAAAGTTACAAACCTTGCAAAGAAAACACAAGGAACTTTAATCATCAAAGAATATCCAACTGCATCTGCACACTCAGGTCATTTTAAATCTCTGCTAAGTGAACTCGCATTGAAAAAATCTTTCAAACCTGATATAATATTCATAGATTATTTAAATATCTGTGCGTCATCCAGATACAAAGCAAATGGCAATGTCAACTCTTACTCGTACATTAAAGCGATTGCAGAAGAACTTCGAGGTCTCGCTGTCGAAGCGAACCTACCGATTGTATCCGCTACTCAAACCACTCGCTCTGGTTACGGTAATTCTGATGTTGATCTTACCGATACCTCTGAGTCATTTGGCCTTCCTGCAACTGCTGATCTTATGTTTGCTCTTATCTCTACTGAAGAACTGGAGAGTCTAAGTCAAATTATGGTCAAGCAGTTAAAGAATAGATATCATGATCCTACAATTAATAAACGATTTGTTGTAGGTATTGACCGTGGAAAGATGAAATTATATGACTGTGAACAGTCTGCACAAGATGATATACTTGACAGTGGGCAAGAAGAGGAGTATAATAAGCAGGAAGATAAATTAAGTAAATTTGCTGGATTAAAATTCTAATGGAAAAACAAGTTGATTTCGATAAGTACTCTAAGTTTGTGGATGCTGTTACATCCGATGAGTCAAAAGATTTTCTTGCATTATCTGATCGTTTAGTAGAGTTAGATAAGAAAGGTGCAAATATTGAGAGACTAGTAACTGCAGGTGTTGGATTAAATGCTGAATCAGGTGAGTTCTTAGAGATCGTGAAGAAGATGGTATTTCAAGGCAAACCCTGGAATGAAGATAACAGAGAACATCTTATTATAGAACTCGGTGATATAATCTGGTATGCAACAAATGCATGTATGGCACTTGGCATTTCTTTTGAAGATGTTGTGGCAAGAAATGTAGAAAAATTAGAGAAGAGATATCCTGGTGGACAGTTCGATGTTTACTATTCAGAGAACAGAGAGGATGGTGACTTATAATACTTTTATAAATATAATGAAAGAGTCTTATAAGTTCAATGGATCTCAAAGAAATTGCAGAAGCTTACCAGTTAGTATACGAAAAGAAAAAACTCGACCCAGTAGGTAAAGAGGACGATGATGTCGATAATGATGGTGATGTAGATTCATCTGATGAGTATCTAAAGAAGCGTCGTGCTGCTATTGGTAAGGCAATGGGTAAGGATGGCGATAAAGAAGAGGATGAGGAAGAAAAAGAAGATAAAAAGAAAGATAAGAAAGAAAGTCTAGATTTAATATCTGCATATAAATCAATGTATGAGCATCATCAGAAAGATGAAGATGGAAATGTGATTCCACATCCTATTATGCCAGATGAAAATGGATTGATGCCTGTTAAACCAGATGGAAGTCCTGTACCTGCTGTTACAGAGGGAATAGATTTATCTTTTGTAGATGAACTTTCAGAGGAAGAATTAGATACTCTTGTTGAAGAAGTTGTACAAGATCTTCTTGATGAAGGAATTGAACTTGATGCAATCGAAGGTGCATTTACAGAATACTTAGAGGAAGCAAAGGTTACTTATGGTTCTGATACTGAAGATCCAATGGTTGCTGCAGTCAAGAAGAGAAAGGAAGAGAAAGCAAAAGCATCTAAGGAGAAGGCAGAGAAGTTTAAAAAGTCTGTTGCAAAAACAGTTAATAGAATCAAGAGTAAACCAGCAAGAATGTCTAGAGGATTAAAGGCAAAGGCACATGGCAAACTTGCTGATTATGCAGGTAAGAGAGGATTAATGCCAACTAAATCTGCTGAAGCAGCGAAGAAACCAACAAAGGTTTATAAATCTAAAAAATATAAAACACCAGAAGGTGAGAAAAAGTATGCAGCAGCAAAAGCAAAAGAGGCACAAGATCTTAAAAAATATAATAAAGTAAAAGATAAAAAACAAACTTCTGGTAACATAAAAGTTTCCATGATGGGTGGTGGTGCAAAAACCACAAGACAAAAACTTCGTTCTGCTGTATTCAAAGATGTTAAGGATAGAGTGGGTAAAAAAGTTGGAGGAGCAGTTGATAAAGTTAAATCAGGTGTTAAGGGTATGGTAAAATCAGGAAGAAATAAAACAGCAAATGTTTTATTTAAGATAGCAGATAAAATTAAAAAAGAGGGTAGAGAACTTGATATGTTCGATACTGTCACAGCATATTTAATTGATGAAGGCCTTGTAAAAGACTTTGACCATGCACAAAGAGTTATGAGTACTTTAGATAGTACCTTGGTTGAAGAGGTTCATGCAGAGCAGATACAACTTCTTGAGGCATATACAGTAACTAATGCTGATAAGAAAGGTAATACACCAGCATATCAGGGTTATAAAGCAGGTAAAAAGAATGTAAAAACTGGTGAACCTTTATACAAAGCAGCAGATCATATGAAGAATGAATCTTTAGAAGATGCATACTTAAAAGTATATGAGGGAAAAGGTGAAGGTTTTGGAGAAAAACCTGAAGCTTCAGAGAAGAAAGGTGAAAAAAAGGAAAAACCTAAAAAGGAAAAGATAACCCAACAGCAAAGAGATTTTGCTCGTAAAACATTCGGTGGTTTTAATAGAAAATTTGGGAAGTAAACAAAATGAAGTATGATAAAGAAACAATGAATTCTTTGCAAGAGGCATACGCTTCTGTAAATGAGGGAATGTATAAAGGTGGTAAGTTTATAAAACCTAAGACAAATCCAAAGACAGGACTACCACTTTATCAACAAGATAAAACGAAAAAAACAAAAGAAAAGAAACAAAAAGGACCTAATTACGAATCATCTACTGCAGGTAGTGATATTAGAGATATAGATGAAGAAAAGGTTTCAAAAGATCATCCAAATCATCCTGATAAACATGAGGATCATCCTGAGATGACATATAAGGATGCTGCAAAGATTAGAGGAGAGAAGAAAACAGCAAAGAAACAGGTAGAGTTAGGTATTAAATCTAAATTTACTGATAAGTATTATCCAGAGAAGGAAGGACTTAAACCTGCTGTAGCAAATAAGAAGGTTGCTTTTAAAAGAAAAAGAATAGATGAAGCAATCAAGATGACCAAAAAAGAGTATGCAAAGACTCATAAAGATTTTAAGAGTGATGACCCTAAAAACCCTAGAGTCACTAGATATGTTCCAGGCAAAGGCACAGTATCAACACCAGTTGAACTTGAACAGGTAGATAAGAAGAAAGAAATGGAAGATAAGATGAAGGAAGTAGAGGATATGAGATCACTACCAACTCGCATGAATCTTATCAAGACTAAGTTACGTGCAATGGGATTGAACATGTCTCATCAGTTGAAAGGTAAGGAACTCTCAGAAGTAATTGATTACGCACTTGATGAAGCAACCCGTTATAAAAAAGAAATGGGATATAATGTAGGTGGAACTAAGAAACCAACTTCACCAAAGACACCTGATCCAGCACTAGATGCAGTGAAAGCAAAGTTTAAAGGTCAGATCATGAGAAGTGGTAGTAATCAACCCAAGAAGGTTAAGGGTGCTAAGTCTACAGCAGGAACCAACAAGTATAAAGACATGGCAGATCAGAAGAAAGAAACTGCTGCTGATGCAAAGAAACGTGGATTCGATAATGTTCAAAGTTATGTTGACGCAATGGCACGTTATGGTGGTAAAAAGAATTATGACCAAGGTAAAGGGTTGGGTTCATGAAGCACGATTGGTGGTTTGATG